TTCAATTACCTTAGCTGGATACGTTCCTTTAGGCGGAAGTCCTAACTCTTTGTTTGTCGCCATTGTTTTAACTCTTAGTAATGTTTTTACTCTTGGATTTCATCGAGAATGAAATTAAAAATGTCTAGCATTACTTTTCGGTATTGACTAACTAATTTCCAATGTTCTGCACTCCATAGCTCATGTCTATAATAGGCAAGATTCTCAAAAACTATAATGTCTTCATACGGATCATGACAGAACTCAGTAGGAGGATTTATCCAAATTTTAAACCTTCCTATAAGGTTATCTTGCCACTGAACACACTTAAGTCGTCCGTCTAATCCCGCCCAAATACCGTATTTAATCTCTATGTTGTCATTGGAAAAAGTTAAACATTGAATGACATTATCTGTAAAATCAAAATTCCAGTCTAAGTCTGGGTATTTTTCTTTACAGAAATTGAATATTTTTTCTGCCACTAGCTGTATGTCCATTTGTTACTCCTGTCTATTCTTGGATTTCATCTTCAATAAAATTAAAGATTTCTCTCACTATTTTTCTGGCTTTTTTTACTAAAAGCCAGCTATCATCATTCCACTCGTCATGAGTGGCAATCGTAAACTCTAACTCGCCATTCTTATGATGGTTTAGACTTACTTGAAAGCTACCTGACCAGGGAAGTAAGGATTTTTCTTCTGATTGAGATATTCGAAGCAACCCTAGTATATAATCGTAAGTAGCTTCTTTTTCGTAAGAATAACGCTCTTGTTTTTCCTCTGAGCGAATTTCTAGTTCTAGTTTAAACAAAGAGCAAGAACCAAAAATAAGTGAAACATCCTTACAATTATCAATACCACTATAATAATCCCAAGACCATTTTAAATCTGGATATTTTTCTTCGCAAAAATTAAACAGTTTTTCCGCTACTAACCGTGTGTCCATTTGTTACTCCTGTTGGGTGAAATTACTAGGAAATACCTACTGATTCCTCTACTACAATACTATGATGACCGTTGCGGACTAAAGCGTTTAAGTAAGCCATTAGTCGGCTTTCGTGCATAGAAGTTTTAATCTTACAAGGTTTATTTTTTCTATCTATTGTCCTGATCGTGTATCTCATTGTCTCCAATCCTTTAGGTGTCTTTTGCAATTTTCTAAATGCGCTTTAAGCCTTTTGGCAGACTCTTGCTCATCTGTTCCTCTGATAAGTCCTTTGTTTTTATCAATGTCATCCTGACTTGATAATTTAGCCCATGCTTTCTTTTTTTCTTCTGTCATGATTACACCTTTACTTTTTCAAGTCCACGCTGTTCTAAGATTTTATTGTACTCTTTGATTTTCGAGTATAAAATGGCACGTTTTTTTTGGACATTTTTCCCAGATTCTTGCTTAGAACTTCGATATTGTTCTGCGTAAAAATTAGCATAATAACTAATTGTAGTAGTGTCCAGCTTCATGATTTTCTCCTTGATTCATTACTTAAATCTTACATTATTTTACTAGAATTGTCAAGAGATTTCTGTGAAATCTTCTTTGCGAAAACAGTAAAAATGTTCTCCTTTTGTGAGGCGATCAATTGATTCAAAGTGATAGTAGATTCCTATAGCAGTCTTGACAATCCCCAGTGGTTTACACTGGGGGAAAATACGTCCATAAGAATTGACACGATAAACCTTTTTAGGGTATCGAGAGGGAATGTATTGTCCAATCATTAGGTACTTATATCCTGTAGATAACAGTTAGAGAATGGAATTGAAAAAGTGATCACAGACCCATTTAAAACAGTTTCTACCCTCAAAAGCCATTGATTGTCAAAAGTGTCAAAAGTTGCTTCTATAACTTTTCCGACCGCTCTTGGTGGGATAGTTCGCTCTCCTATCTCTACAGATGCAGCCGTTCGTATTAATACGGTTTCTTTTTCAAGATCAGGGAGGCTATCGATATAGACACCATCAGCCGATAACTCATCGACTGGTTCTGATTCAACTTCTGCTATCTCAAGTTCTGGTTTTGGTATAGGAGTAGGAGCCTGGACAATTTCTTCTTTTATCTCTGATTGGTATTCTAGGGATTCATCTTCTATCTCAAAAGTTTCTAATTCTTTTGGCTCTTGATAGTGTAATACCATACCCCTTGATTTGACCTCTAGTCGTCCATACCCAGCTTGTTCCAACTGAGTAAGTAGGGTACGGGCGATAGATGTATTTACTTTTTCCCCATTAATTTTGCGCCCGCCGAATTTTTGGGCAACGTCCCGAGGTTTAATTTGACCTGCGCTTTTAACAATCTCCCAGATTTCGGATAAAATGCCCTGTACTGGATTCTCATCATGAGATGTGACTCCCTGAATTGTCAAGAATTGACTGATATAGAAGTCGGTCATCTTAGCAGCTTTAATGGCTGTTTGTACAGGAATACTGTACAGATTGGTATTATCTGGATCAAATATCCAATTGAGAAGATGGATACTTAATGTAAGCCTTAAAAAGGTCTTCATTTGTTTTCCTAAGTAGGAAGCAAATGATGGATTAATCGCTCGGTACTTCTTAATAAGTATCTCGTAATGGTATTTAATCCCGAAAGCGTAGTCTTCCCCGTTTGAGGTAACCCAGCAATTATAAGGATCGACAATCCCATCCGCATCAGCTTCTAAGCTAATTCCACTGATTTGATTGATAATATTTTCGATACACTCGTCAATCGAGTTGGGATCTTCTGGTGGTCTGCCAGGACGAGGATCAAGGGGTTCATGAAGTAAGAAAAGATACCGAGAAACTGCTCCATCGACATCATTAGATAAATCAAGATATTTCCTGAGTTTCTCGACTTGTATCCCACCTAATTTATTAAGTATTTGCCCATCTAAATAGTATCGATTGTCTTTGTTTACCCTGTCAAAGGTATTTCGGATAGGGCCATTCCAGTTGCTTAAATCTCGTTGCCGGTCATTACCTTTACCACCCGATCGGTACTGATTTAATCCCTCGAAAAATCCCGATAATTCGTCATAGACGACTACCCCACCTTGCCAAGAAGGTTGTGAGGACATCGTTTTTAGGATACCATCAAGAGTACCTTCGTCGTAAAACCATCGCCGCGCCTGACAATGTTCTTTCTCATAAAGACGTGGGTTAATTTCGGCGTTTGTTTTATTCGCCTTACGATCTGACGCTGACATCTCTTGCCACGCGGCTTTTAGATCATCTAGCTTAGATTCTTCTTTAGTAACTCTCTTCTGTTCGGCTAAATCTTTTCTTTTTAAAACCCGACAAACTTCGTTTTGAGTGAGAGTTTTTCCAGTAGAAACCCCGCCTAAGTCTGCACAATAGAAGATCGGGTATTCCTTCCAGCATTCCCTTTCTCTTACTGTAGTTCGGAGATTAATCGCAAACCGACTTCCTAAAATAGCTCCTAGTATTGGCCATAAAGAATGCAGTAATCTGATTGGGGGTTGATTCAAAGTTTTGGCGCGGGATATAATCGCTTCGGCTAAAGGTTTGGGAAGTATTTCAAAAAGATCAATCTCTTTTTTCTGGTAATGCTTACCTTTCAGGAACCCTTCTAATCCTGATTTAATAGCATCCCCTTCCGCTATTTCTGTTTTACGGATTTCAATTAAATGCCGTATTTCTGCTGGTTTTTTACCAGTGGCTTTTGCCCATAAACCAACTTTTTCTTGCCATTGAGTTCGGGTAATTTCGTCTTGACCAATACAGCCGTCAATAGCTGTTATTAGGTCTTGGAAGGTCATGGTTTCTGTTACCGTGACTTCCTTTTCTTTGCTCTCTTTTATTTCTTTTGGTTTATCAACTATTGAGGCTAATAATTCCTTAAGATCGAGTCTCTTTTCCTCAATCCAATTAAGAATATCTACCCCTTGAGAATCTGGTAGGTGATCCCACAAAGGAGAATCTGGGTAGGCATAAAGCCATTTTGCATCGGGGAAATCTTGATAAATTTTCTGGCAGTGAGACACTCCCCCTTTGTCACGATCAGGGCATAAAATCAGATTTGCTCCCTTTAAAGCTTCTGTGTGAAGCGGCTGCCATTTCTTTGATCCGCCTATATTACAAGTGGCAACTAATCCTAGAGATTCAAGCTTTTCTACTTTAGTCTCACCCTCAACTACAAATACCCGGGTTCCTTCCTTAATAGCCTTTTCCAGCCGATCTTGACGGTAAAGAGGTATATCTTTGTACTCAATATCACCTAGTCCCCATTTCCAATTTTTACCATTATCTGTAGAATGCTGCTGCTTGATATCCTTTTTCCAGATACCATTCTCTTGATAGTCCTTCCGGTACACACGGACTCTTAACCCATTGGCAAGAGGAGGGTAAACGAAGTATTGGGCTTTTTCTTCTTTATAGGCAGAAAATTTGAGTTCTTTCTTAAGATAGTAGAGCGGTGTACCCTCACTATCTACTTTGCTCGATTTTTCCCATCCTGGTGCGGGGTCGTAGTTTCGCTTGCATACCGAGAGTAGATTGCCGTCCTCGGCTGTGTACATATAGCACCAATCAGTCTTACCACAGTGGGGGCAAGGATTGTTTTCGTTGATCTTGACACGATTCGAGGATTGTGTTACCATAAATATTATTGAAATAAAAGAAAAGTGTTTTGTTTACAGACCCGCTTCCGAGCGGGTTTTTTGTTGGGGGGATAAGGTGGATTAGAACAAATCAAGGTATCTACTATCCTAGCAGAATTTTCTTGATCGGTAAATACTACACTTACACTACATCTGCAAATCCTTGCTACGCTTAGGTTTTAGGTTATACAAAGAGTTGTAAAAGGCATCTTCGCTTTCTTTTCTGGCAGTGAGTTCGGTGTCAATGGGGATAAAAAGGTAAGATTTTAGTGCAATTTCAATTGCCTCTTGGGTTTTTAGTCCTAAAATCTCTGATCTTTGGCACATCTCGTCCCATAGTTCTTTCTTAACCCGGATTGACACAACTTTTATTGGAGCATCTTGATTGGCAGACATAGTTTATACAGAATTTTCTGTATTATATCATAAAAGTTGAGATTGCCTGTAAGTTTTTTGTAAGTTTTTTGCAGGGTAGTAAGCTTTTCTGTGTTTCGCCCCAAAAGATTTACAGAAAGAGGTTTATCAATATTTACAGGAGAAACTAATCGGAGATAACAAGAAAAAACAGAAGGTTAACCCTCTGTTTTTTATTTGAGATTTATTAAAACATATCATTTGTTGCTTGATATGTTCTAACTGGAGTAAATCCTTCTTTATCTTTTCGGTTAATTCCATAGTCACTTAAGTACGGACCGCAAAGGGGAACACTTTCTAAATGTCTATAATAATTCTCTAAGTTCCATCGGCTGCCATCAGAAAATACATAAACTGTATATCCGTAAACTATTTCAATTTTTTTTAGACTCCCAAGTATTCTTTTTGAATGAATACTTCTAAAAATCTTTTTTCTGCCTGTTTTTTTTCTTGTTCTATTTTTTCTGGACTCAGTTGTACGGGGTCAAGCTGAGGCCACTCTGTGTGACGAGAAGGACAATCTGAGACGAAAAAAGACATAATACTCCTAATTGTTTTGATTTTTAGTTGATAACTGATAGCTAATTTTAAACTAATCTAACTTAGATAGTAAAGCTTCAATTGTTTTTAGCCCATTCCCCGCCGCTACACATCCGTCTTTAGAAGCTAAAAGCGACAAATCTACAAGTATTAATTCAAAAAAGACTGTTTGTTCTTCTTTGCTAGAAAAAGGAAAAACTAAATCACCGACTACATCTGTTAGTTTTTCGGCCATTAGTGAAGTCTGTGTAGGATCGCTGTAATAGTCAATTTTTTGGCTCATTGTTTTTCTCTGATTTATTTAGTAATTTTCTACTGATAACTGACAACTAATCCTATAATCTCTCTACAAAATTAATAACTTTTTCCCAAAGAGTTACAGGAAAATCTACGGTCATCGTATCATCGTCTGTTTGCCTTGCGTTCCCCTCGTTTACTAAGGTCATCAGCAGGTATTTAATATCTTTAGCCTTAGGAGTAAGTTTAACGGGTTTTGGCTCTAATTCGTCACTGGGTTTTACGTTTCCATCAGAGTCCAAAAAAGTTGGATTTTTAGACTCTATAAGGTTATCTGTTACGGATTGGACTAATTCTCCAGTGGCTTTTATCCCTTTTTCTTCTGCTATAGCTACAGCCTCTAAAAGAACACTTTCTTTCTCCGAGAGTGTTAGCTTTTTCCTCACAAGATTGTGTAAAGTCGTTTCGGATACCTTATCTTCGATTGCTTTTAATGTCGGGTTAGAAAATGAGGAAATCTCTAGAGTCCGATCATATTCTGATTTTTTCCATCCTGTTTTTTCACAAAACTGTTGGCAGGACTGTTCTTCAGTTAAGCCTTCTAATGTATCCTCGTGTAAATGCCGTCTAATCAATTTTGCCTTATCGTACACTGATAACTTTTGGCTGTCAGTGCCGTAGGAGAGCATTTGATACTCTAAATCACGGACGGTCAGACCTGATGCTAGAGGCTTAATAATTGCCGAAACATTAGGAACAATAATCTCTTGAGAGGCTAAAAATAGCCAAGCTAAAACGCGGCGATGGCCGTCCATGGGAAACAATCGATCGCCGTCTGCAATCAAGTGTAAAGGTTGATAGATTACGCCTGATGCTAGTATTTTATCGGCTAGTTCCTGAATTAGCTCCAAATCGTAGGTAACGCGGGTATTCCATCCGTTTTCACCTGAGATGGACTCAATTAAGTCTTGACTAAAGGTTAAATGGGTTTCGCTAGGTAGGACGCGCATTTTGCCGTCGTCATGAAGACCTATTCTCGGACCGATAAAGTCACCATTAGCTAATCTGAAAGAAATTAGCTGGGGATCGATCACTATTAACTCCCCCCGTGCAGAGCCATAAGTTCTGATTTTGTCTCTTGATTTTGCGCTCATTTTGTTACTCCTCAGTTGTGATTGGGTTGTAAGTTAGTCCCCAGATGTGAGACGTTCCGTATATTTCTTTGTAATCACCCTCTACTACAAAATTAGAGGCTATAGCGATAGCTTTCATAAACAAGTTAGCATCCTTTTTCAACTGTTTAGGGATAGGAACATCTGTCTTACAAAAAACAAGAAATAACCACACCCAAAATGTTATTTTCTTTGTAATAGATTGATTCCAATCGTAATTACCAAGAACAAGACAATCCATTATATTGTCCTTGATTGCGGATTTATAAAACAGTTCTAAATAGTCTAATTTAGGATTCTGTTTCACTTCTAATAGTAAAGCATCAACGTATTGTTTAGCTTCGGTAGGCAAGCTATTGTATTTTCTCTGAACTAGCATTGCGCGTTGAATGTCCATTGGGTTACTCCTAATGGTTTTTAAATGAATTACTTTTATCGTCTAACAAAACGCTGGGATCGACGCTGGGAAAAGAAAAAATGGTTAGCCACGGACACTGATAAAAAAACGCTTACCAGGAAACCTCGGAGAAAACGGAAAATACTTCCAGTATTTTATTGGCCTTGCTATTAACCGATATTGTTGTCCTAAAAAGATAAAATCCGTCATGTCATCTTCTGGAGATCGGAGCATTTTGATTATTTTGAAAACTGGGAACATAGACGTTGATTTACTCCTAATAAGTTGCTGATAACTGACAACTGACAACTGACAACTAACTATTAAAAATCTTCACTGAGAAGTTCACCAGGATCAATATTTTCACTGCAAACTTCTATTACTGGCTTTTGCCTTGCGTCTATAGCTTTTTTTAGGAGGTCGGCCAATTCTTTTTCGGAGGTTGCTTGTTGGGCGATTCGCAAAGCTTCTGGTTGAGGTAATCCTTGATTTACAGCCCAAGTAATTCCAGCCTGGGCGCGTTCTTCTGATAGCGACGACTGTGGTTTGCTTGGCAAAGATACTTCCACATCTACTACATTACCAGATTCGCCAATTTCAGCGCCTAGCTCGTCAGGATTATAAATAGGTGCGCCAAGTGCTAAGTCGGGGCAAAACTCACGGAACCCGTTAGAAATCGCCCTTGCAAAAAGCATATTTTTGGGGTATTTTTTCCAGTTAGGATTCCCTGCGAGAAGTCCTGCTGCTTGAGCATCTTCTTTTGAAAAAGAACTAATCCCTAATGATTCCCAGTTGTTTTGCCAAAGCTCAAAAAACTCTAATTCGCAGATTTCTGGCGTGTGTTTAATTTTTTTGTATCGGTATTTACCCGATCCTTTAATTAAAGCCGCCATTAAATTAGCACTTAATGCAGGTTTTCCTTGTATTAAATGAATACCAGTCATCGAAGCAAAGGCTGGAATACCTAACTCTTTTCCTGCTAAAACTTTGACAAAACATTTAGCAGCACTTTGTACATCCCCAAACATTCCTGATTTTGCCAGAATATCAGACACTTTGTAAATGTCATCGACCGTCTTAAGTTCTAATGGGGAAGATTTGATATTGACAATTTCACTAGACATAATGTTTCTCCTAAAAATAGGTGTAAGAGTTGCTAAATTTACAAGATGAAGAAAGCTTGGTAACAAGCATCTATCTTCTAAAACTCGATTAATACAATCTTATAGTAAATTACTAGAATTGTCAAGCATTTTTAAGAAAAAACCTTACAAAAAAATTACAAAAAGATAATAGTACAAAAGAACTAAGTTATTATCGTTAATAAATTGTAGATATTGTTATTAACAATAGAACCCTTGATATATATAGTTTCTAGACTTTGTTGATGTTGTTAACGCTATCCCCCGATATTATTTTTTTACGCTCTTATTGCTGAGACTGTCTTTCCTTTTTACCCCATTTTCTTTTTTTTCTCTATAAAGCATCAACGGCATCAACAAGCCTTGAAACCTAGACAGCGTAAGGATTTTGATTGTCAATAACTTTATTAACAATCAAATTAGAAGAAAACAGAAGATATATTTGATACAAAAGTATCCACAGTGACACTTGATAAACTGGCACACTTTGCCAACACCTGTCAAGAGAATCGATCTATATTAGAAAAGTAAGCAAAACAAAGAGGACAAATCAAATGAGTATGGTAAATGAAAAAATGCTAATGAGTCGTAATAATTTATTAGAAGAGTCGAGAAAAACTCAAAAAGTTAGAATAGCGTGGCGTTCTTCCAAAATTGAACTGGCAGAATTTATAGATCGTGAAAAAGAATTATCTGGACACGGAAAATGGTTTGATTATAGCGAAATAGCTACTCTTGAAGCTTGGGTTTGTAAAATGAATAAAGAATATGACGACATATTCCATTATCTTCAATTTTGTGAGAAATAGCTTGTAATTATGCCTCTAAAATTACATCTTGCTAATCCCACTATGTCAGGCGATAATGGTCTTGATTCCAATCAAATAATTGTTGCTAGTGATTCTTTAAAAGGCACTGGATAGCTTGAATTTTGAAAAACCCGTATTGTATAAGCCGATTGGACTGCCCCCCAGTCGGCTATCTGTTGCGATTCTGTGTAAACAACGCTTCGGGACGACGATACTGACCATTCTCGTTTCACCGTCGCCCCGTCGTAAATTCTTACAGTGTAGCTGTCTAGTTCTCCTGCTGCGTAAGCGATATCAACGTAGTCCGTCCAGCGACCATTTAGCCGCGTCCGGCGATACCAACTGATAATTACATCATCTCCGCTTTTTTGCCCTCTCACGGACGCAGGAAAAGGTTTTAATCCTTCTAGCCTGATTGTGTAGGGTATTGGCTCTCCTATCTCTGGTTCCGATAATCCGCTAGGGACTACCTTAAAACGTGCCTGTTGATTAATACTGTAAAGTTCGATGGGGAAACGGATTAGATAATCAGTGAGCAGTACAAATCTTTCGCCTACGGTATGCTGGTTAATATAAAATTCAGTCCCTTTAACTCCTCTGATCATATAGGAAATGTCAAAAGTCAGGGGATTGCTTGAAACAATAGTGGCATTTTTAAAAGCGATAATTTCACCAGTAGAAAACCATCCTAATTGCTTGCCCGATAGAAATGTTTCAAGGGTAACAGGTTCTAATTCTCCTGAATCCATTCTTATCCTGATCAAATTAGCCGTATCGATAAAATGCGGTGATGAATTGCTAAATTTTGAAGAAAAGCTTAATACAGTACCTATCGTACTTTTTCCGAAAACACTTGTAGCTAAACTATAACTTGAACCGTTGTTATCAGAATAAAATAAACCTCCAGTTCTAAAATCAGAGCTACCGTCAATCGCTATGTAAAGTCCTATGTCAGTATCCCTGTTTTCAATTATTGGTATCTCAAAAGAAATAGCGGTTGCCTGACCATAAGACCGTGGTGATTCTGTAGATGCGAATGAATTATTTACGGTTACCGTGGGGATAAAACTACTGGTAGGTTCTCCACCGCTTCTATATCCTTGATAGCGAGCAGCTTCGATTTCTATTAAATAGTTAGAGCCGCGTACTTTCTTGGTAATTTGTAGAATTTCTTTATGGGTATTTTGATCACTATCTGTATAGATTAAATCCCCTACTTTTAAATCATCCCACGCTGGCAGTAAAAACATTTTTGAGTAGGTTTTTGATTGGATTCTACTAAGAAAAAGGATTCTTGATGCTGTACTAATAAATAAGTTATCTGTAGCAATTAATCGAGTATTTATGCTTAATTCGTTTGTGTGAATTGCACTAGGGTCAATTGCGGTAACAGATACATCATTATAATCGTTTAAAACATTTTTCCCTGATACCACAACCGCGCTAGGAATTTCTCGAAAATGAAGTAATTTTTTCTCGTCAATATCAATCGGCTTTTCTCCAAACTTCTTAGCACCCAATGAATTGCGAGGAACAAAGGTTAAGCTAGAAGATTCTTGTCTTTTGAAAACGATCTTATCTTTTGGTTCTCTAGCTACGATAAAGAAGGTTCGCATAATTTCTTCTATTTGATCGGCAAAAGTTGTCCCATCAAATAGCAAATTAAAACCTTCTACTGTTTGGTTGCCAATATCACTAATATCAATTTTACTATTTTCTATTTTTGCTATTTTACATATAGTTTTTATAATATCTTTTACCTTTGGATTTTCTCCACTTTCTCCGATCACTTCAACGTCAACGCGGGGAAATCCACTACCCTCAAATTCAGCAATAGGGTAGTTATCAAATAACATAAAAGAGTATCCTGTAAACGCAGGTACAGGATTAGATTCTTTTCTTTGAATAACTGATGATGGAGTCGTTTGGTTGCCTGTATAAATTGTGCAATGCTCACTAAATTTTGTGCTTTTTTCCCCTGCATCTTGTCCATAAACTAATGTATTATTTAGCCATACGCGCCGCACGGAACCAATCTCACGCCCTATTAAAAAAGCGCAAGTCATGAAGTAAGTAAACTCCTCAGTAGTTTGCCCACCACCGCCTTTCCCCCCTTGTCGTTTTTTAGTCTTTACTTCTTTTAGTGGCAACGCCCAAAACATAGTTAAGCTATTTTTTCGTACCCTACCAAAAGGATAGGATAGGCTAGTCCCATATTCAGCAGTAGGGACACCAGTATCCTCGATCTTCCCTTTTTGTTGAGTAGGAGGTTTAGGGGCAAATAAGGATAGTAATAGATTAGATGCGAGTCCGATTGCTACGGGAATGAGAAAATTAGCCACGGGTTAAACAAGGTAAGTATTTTCTCTATTTTAATAGGTTGAGTAGGAATCGAACCTACCTAAGACGAATTATGAGTTCGTTGCCTTAACCGCTCGGCCATCAACCCTTGACCTATTTAGGAAAAAATAAAGTAGGAGAGATATTGAAAAAATCGGCTAATTTTTGAGCGTGAATATCTGTTATCTCTCGCTGTCTATCAAAAATATCATCTAGGATTGATTGATCCTCAAAAATAGATAATAAGTCTTGCTTTTGTAAGTTCTTTAATTCTAACAAAAATTTCAATAGCTCAACTCCATAGATATCAGGTATTACCTGCTTCGTTTCTTCATACTCATAAATCAAAGTTCCTAAAACACTTAAATACTCCCTTTCTTCTATTGTCAATTGAATTTTATTTAATATGATTTTATCTAAAAAAGAACTGATAACTCTTTCCGTGTTTTCTAGTTCTTCCTTGTCGTAAATAGGACGAGGAGGGTATTGTTTTAATAATTCTAAGTATTTATTTGTATCAAACATAGTGTGACTGTAATCGCTGTAACTTTTTATTATAGGTCAAGTCTTTGATTTTGTCAATATGTTTGATTTTAAGTGGGTTAGGCTGGATTTGCACCAGCGTGGAATTAAATCTACAGATTTACAGTCTGTCGCCTTCGACTACTCGGCCACCAACCCTTGTTTAAATTTATCTTACTATAATTCTTAATGCTTGTCAATCATATTGGTTTTTGATTTTCTTGATTCTTTTGAGATTCTTGCAAATTAAGAAGTTGAAGCATTGCTTCTCCTGCGTCTTTACGCGCCATGCTACAAGTCCAGAGTCTTTGTTGATTGCGCTTGATAATGATAATTTCTGTATTAGAAACTAAACAAACTAAATCATTTTTCTGTTTTATTAGCTGATTAATAGCTTCTATTCGTTGCTCCTGTTCTAGTTGGGAAACGGGTTGAGGGTTTTCTCCATACTCTTGTGTGGAGAAAACAACAGCTAACATAAAACTTTTTGTTTCTTTAAACTGAAAACGAATAATCTGCCAACTAAATTCACCATCAGGCTCTAATTCTCGATTCCAAATATTTAGAAACCTTTCTAAATAACCTTCTAATCCTTTTTGAGTTTGACGGTTTTTATTAATATCACTGAAAAGTCCTTGACGCTGTTGAGGATAGTTTTCAACAGGTTTTACTGACTCACTATCTTGAATAGAGTAAGAATGACAAGAATTAAATGGAAACATAAAAGGCCTATTGGTTGCTATCAAGATATTAGGAAAGTTTAATAATTTGTTACAGATTAACTATATTAGATTTATTCTCTGTAAAAATTAAGATCACACCAAAAAGAATCTTTCCAAAAATTTATCAATTGTATATTTTTTCGGCTATTAATTTTCGCCAAAGACGAAAATTCTCAAAAAAATTATACCATCCAAAAGGAACATCTTTTCTAAGGGTAGTCCAAATAATAGGTAAATAGCTGTTGATAGGTTTATAAAGTTTGTTACAAACATAAATATAAAAACCAAGAGACAAAGTGTAAAACAACCCTTTGGTGATTAACATAAATCCCCACACAGAAATTAAAAACAAATTCAAGATTAAGGCTATCGGTTTTATTTTCATTTTTGACCTTTAATAGATTTTAAAGTTATTACTATGCTAGTTACACAAAAAACCCAAACATACCAAAATTTAAAAAGCAATTCTGTTTCTGTTAAATGTAAATGAATGAATCTAATACCGAAAATTATACAAGTATTAAAACTCATGACAGCAATCAAAAGGTAATAGTTTATTTGTTTAGTCTTTTTCATGTCTTAATAGTCTTGACTTTATTTAAATCCTACCACTTGTTTTACATTTAGTTTTTGAAAAGTTAATCCTAAACAAAATGCAAACCAAAGCCAAATATACCAAAACCTGAGAAACAACTCCGACCATGTTAGCTGTAAGTTGTTAAGTCTTATGGCAGTAAATACACAGGTAAAAATAATTAAATTTACAGCCACTAATAAATAAGGTTTTTTCTGTTTTTTAGACTTCATTTTAGTTTAATCTTTTTAGGTGTTCTATGTTACTTTACTACAATTAAAGTTATTTGTCTATAGTTTTGATAAGAAAATAAATTAAATTTATCTTTTCTGCTGTCAGTGTTTTGATTTTCATTAAAATTTTTACTAATTTATCCTTAAGTTCTTTTTTAGTGGGTTCTGTGTCACTTGGTTCATACTTGCAATCTACTTAACAAGTCAAGCCGATTGTTACTATTACCAACGTTGGGGAGCGGTACAATCATTTCCTTGCAATCTACTTAACAAGTCAAGCCGATTGTTGCGTAGGGAAGCTATTGCTTTCGCTAAGTC